TCTTCGTAAAAACTTTAGAGTTGGGAGTCCTCAGTTGTGGACGATGCACAAGAAGATGTATAACCCCAAACACGCGGAACAGAAAAATCAGGACGCGAAGAAAGCTCCAAAGAAAACTGCTGTAAACGTCATAAAGAAAAAATGATCGCGTCGCATTAATTATTCAAAAACATGTAACTATACTAAATGACCCCAGACACTTTGAATCTTTCAGACGACGGTGAAGGTATGGTCTCTCTGAGAGATAATCCTACCACGTCTTTTAAACCTGAAAAAAATGTGAGTCAAAGTAAAGAGACTACGATGGATTCTACTCCCATAAACGATATCATGATGATGGAACCTCCCATGATGACCGAAGAACCTAAGATGCAGAGCATGCAGATGGCCGCCGCTCAGCCTCAGGGTATGTACGCCGCCCCAACTCAAACCAAGGAGCCTCCTGCGAAGAAGTATCCTCTTAACCTCACTGATGAGCAAGTCACTGCTCTCCTCGCTGGTGTATGCGCCGCTATTGCTGTGAGTAAGCCTATCCAAGATAAGCTCGCGACTTCTATCCCCAAATTCCTTAACGAACAAGGGGGTAGAAGTGTTGTCGGTTTAGCTTCCACCGGTGTGGTCGCCGCGATAGTGTTTTATCTCGTAAAGGATTACGTCGTTAAGCCGTAACCGCTCCCGTTTGCCAGCCCATATTACTGTAAATAGAATTGTCTATCCCAGTGTAGTACGTTATTAACGCACCAGCGGCGAAAGTTAAAATCAATAAGGTACTTAACTGAAGTCTCTTCTTCGCTTCCGCTTGCGGATCCCTGAGCGCATCGGCTGTGTCTCTCCAGTATTTACTTATGATGTACGTGAGTACTGCCGCCATGACACTCGACGTAAAGAAGAAGTTACGGTCGACGTGTAACTGTGGCGCACGCTGGGAACTCATCATGAACCGAATCAGATTAGGAATGACGATCGTCAGGAAGATGAGGTTTGCGTAATAGTTTTTTGTGTACGCGGGTACACGCGTGACGATGAATATGAGAGCCCAGTAGATGATCGCCCATACGAGTACGTTGACGGGTGTTTTCATTTACAATACCACGAGATTATTTATCCTGGATGTGTTGACCACAAAACTCCGTCTTATCTGGAATCAAGGTGTATATTCCTAGGTGAATGCAGATGTCTCTGAGTTCGTTGTAATTTTGCCAAAACTCTTCAGAATGCGAATAATCACTCACGGTCGAGTGCGCGAGTTCATGGATGAGTACGTGGAATATTTCGTTCGCGGTACCATCGAGGCAGACGGCAATCTCCGAACCTTTATTGACGTTGTATCCTACTGAATTTCGCATCCTTTTAACACCCGTGATGGGGATGGGTCTGGAGAGTACCTTGAATTTTTCGTTGTTTGTATCGGAAAGATGTTCCCTGAGACGCTGATACTTCCCCTTTACCTCTACGAGTTCATACGGTTCTTTCGTCGTATGAAATATGAAAAAGTTAATGATGAGTAACAACAGGAATACTATCATTTATTATACACAAAGATAAATTTACTATACAATTCTGAGATTGGATTTCCAGTGAGACCCTCCCACAATTGTAATCTAAAACCAAGCTCTTCCAGGTGCGTCACCAATAGATCTTTATATGCCACCGGTTCAGATTTAGGACCTTCTGCGTAATAAGGTGTATCCGTCAGGTGTACGAACAATTTTTCACCAAACCCTCCATTTCCATGTTCTTTGAGCTTGAAAAAGTTACCCATGTCATCTTGTAGAGGTGTTTTGAAAATGATCTTTTCAGAATCTGGTATGATACCTATGAGTCGACCTCCGAGTTTCATTCTCTTTTTTATTTCGTGTATGGAGCTAAAAAATAAATCTCTCGTGGCAAAAATGTAGTGTAACGAAAAGTTAAAACACACGACGTCAAATTTTCGTTTAGGGCAATTATGTATGTCACCTTCATAAAAGTTTACCCGCATTCGCATGTTTTTAGCCCTCGATTTCGCCTCTGCGAGAGCTTCAGGCTCTGGGTCGCACATGTTAATGTTGGCACCACACTTGTGCCATTTTTGAAGGTCACCGCCGAAACCGCACCCGACATCGAGGATGTGTTGCCCGTTCGTCGTCACACTCTGAATGAGCTCCCTCTTCGCATCGTTGTGGTTTTTGCGAATCTCTTCCATGAAAGATATTCAATTCGTAACTTTAACTTAGGTTTTCGTTGGCTTAAAGTTTAGAAGCGTCGGGTACATATAATGTCTCTCGAAACCGATTATACCACCGTCCCCGGACAGATTTTTGCGTGCCTTTCCATCATCGGACCCGAGGCGCCACAAAAGAACGATAAATTCGGTATCAAGATTCGAGGTGCTTTCGCGACCCGCGACGAAGCTGCTCGACACGCGAAGCGTCTGCAGAAGGAGGACTCAACCTTTGATATCTATGTCGTCGACATGTACAAATGGCTTCTCATTCCCCCCGATCCTACGAAGATTGATGACGTTCATTATTCTAACGAGAAACTCGAGGAGATCATGAGTGGATACAAGGAGAACCAAGCTCAGGCAGCTCGTATGTTTAACGAGCGCAAGGAGGCTATGATGAAGGACAGGGTTTCGTACACCACGCCCGGTGACGAAAATTCAAAGTTTTACACGAAGCCCGATGAGCCGCCCATTTCTCACCCCGCAGAGGTGCTCGAGCGACTTAAGAAGGAGAAGCCCGATGCCAACATGGAGGATCTGGTAAAGGAGGCGGATGCCATAGTCACGGAAGAAATAGAGGAGCGCCGCAAGCAACGCGAGGCTGCGGCGTCCACGGAGGCAAAGATTGAGGTGGCTGAGGATGATGGTGAGCCTGAGGTTTCTTCAGCGTAAATAATATTCATATATACTAAATAATGTTTACCATCATAGTCACTACTATTTTGGTTAGCGCTTTCATAATTTTGTTTTTTGAACCGAACTGGGGTTTACAAAACAAAAAGAAAAACAAAAAGAAAAAAGAAAAACCAGATTCTACGATTGATGGGTTCATAGAGGACACGGACGATGCGTTTATCAATCCGAGATTTCCTACACAACTCATCAAGCGTGATGCCGAGGGAAATATCAAACCCGTTTTAGGGGACATCGGAACGTTTGTTCCGTACTCAAGTATACCGGAGTATCACTGGTTGCATGGTTTTTCCCATGAAAAAGCCAAGTAAAAAGACTGCAAACGCGATGATCCAAGTCGACTTGTCTACATTTTTAAATAAATCAAAGTTCTCAGCCTTAGGCATGGGTGGTGGCGGAAGAGGAGGTTGGTACGTCATTTCAGAGGGGTGAAAATAATATTGTTCTTCATGTTTATTATCTTCATCGTTCCCTTCCTTTAAAGGAGCGATATTAGGATCGTAGTCAATGGGATTTCCTATATCAGTTTCCATTTTTTTAATATAGCTCTGGGTTTTTTTAAGCGTCTTCTTCCTCACTTTCACTCTCATCATCTACGATAAAATCCTTGAGGTTACCGTTCTCATCAGCGTCGTCATCCTCCTCGTAGTCATCGTCATCTTCTGAATTGTACTCATCCTCTGTGTCAATATCGGATCCAAAATCGGAGTCGTGTTCATCATCTGCGTAATCATCTTCGAGTACCTCTTCAGCTGGCTGATAAAGGTCAGGCTTCTTTATCGTTCTTCCCGAGCGTGTAACAGTAACAACTACCATTTGTATATAAAGTTTATTATTGTTTAAGTACTTTTAACACATTTGGGGTTAACTCGTGTGTTCTCGATGTATTTTTCTTACATATGGGACACTTTTGGGTGATTTGTTTCTTTTTTATGACGTACGACATCGTGGATCCTGGGTGTACTCCGTTTATCGTTTCACAAAATTCAGATGTCGTGAGAACCATGAAGTTTGCGCCATCTTTCTTGACGTGAATGACTTTAGTATTCGTCTGACCCTTCATCCATCTGTTGATGAACTTTTCTAACAGTTCCTTCGCGTCGTGTTGATTCGTCTGAGGTTTTTCGACTATTTTTTTGATTTCCGGGCAATGTTTTATCTCTTCTTTGTTCGAGTAAAGCTTCTCCGTGATTGATGGAGGAAGTTCATGTTTTCTACCATAAAAGTCTTTACAAAATCCATCTCTTCTCCCCTGGAGTGTCTCGCATCTACAAAAACACTTTTGCGCTATGATCCTTCCACTGATGTAAAACCACACGTGATTCGAACCGTGTTCTCTTTTTAGATTTTCACAGTACCTAGATGTCGTAGAAACGAAATACGTATTTTTATTTTTATACATCTTCGTGACGAGAGCATACTTCTGTCCTTCCATGTTCTTCTGAATGAAGTTCTCGACGAGACTCTTGATTTCATCACTCTCGACTTCATCTTTCATCTGCGCCACAGTGAACGATCCTTCCTTGACGACAGTCGACGGGGACTCCACGAATGTATTCTGGGGCTCGTTCGTTCTGACCGCCGCCATCTTAAGGAGTTCCACATCTGGATCTGGTGTGATGTTCAAGATTGTACTCAGAGGTCCATGTTTGTATACGAAAAGTGGTAAATACGCCAGTTGTTCTACCTTTTTCTTCCAGTTACATCCTTCACAACCCTGTCCGCCACACGTATCATGTTTCACCATCTTAAGCGACCAGGGCATTCTGAATCCACTTCCTTGCGCTCTTCTGGAGACGTTACCGTACACAGAAGAATCTACGATTTCGTTCCAATCGTAAGAACCTTTCGCTCTGGTGAGAGCTACGAGAATGTGTTCGCGAAGAGCTATAGCCGAAACTTGATCCACCACCATACCGTGCCAATTCAAATGAATACCAGTCTTGATTTTTGAACCACTCTTTTTGGGTGGTGCTACGGATATGAGACAGTCTTTACCACCGTGACGTTTCACTTTGTCACAGATGATCTTACAAATTTCTTTCATCTCGTCGATCGGAAGCGACTTTTCACCCTTGTAATCGAGGTCAACGAAAAAATTGTACGTGTCACTCTTTTGTTCCACGATGAATAACTTTTCACCCTTTTTGACAGCTTCTATGTAATTCTCATAGAACAGATTCAATTTATCAAATGGCACGGACAGGACACCACCATCCATAAGCACATGTGATAAATTGGATGCGTTGTTAAACTTTTGCGACACACACCAACTCTTAAACATATATTACTCTTGCTCTTCTTCTCTAAACCATCTCATGCAAGATACATCCCGATATTCCTTTCCCTTCGAAAGCTCCTGTTTAAGTTCCAGGAGTTGACAGACGGTCATCTTTTCGTTTTCGGTAACCCATTCGTCAATCTCTTCTTCACAGAATCCTCTATTCTTTTCGAGTAACTGTCGAATTTCGGTAAGTATGTACGCCTTTGACTTCATTATTTAATAGAAAAGGTTTTTCTATTTAGAGAACTTATACACGCATAAAATTCTGGGTTTCGTAAAATGTTATCCACTATTAATTTCCACCGTTTTCGTGAGTTGAACTCTTC